ATTTTGAGTTACCGTCGAGGTCGTGACTGTGTATCGGTTCCGTGGAAGTTTTTTGATTCGATGGATTTGGTTGATTTATCGGATTATGTTTTGCGTGATGCTCGTTTGGTTGGTGCTGATTGTGTGATGGTGGATGCGATTGGTGTTGGTGCGGGTGTGTTTGACATTTTGAATCGTAGTGGTGGTGGGATAAGTTTTTTTGATGTGATGGGTTCCCGTGAGAGTTTGGAGAAGCGTATTTATGTGAACAAGCGAACGGAGTTGCATTTCAAGTGTGCGGCGATGGTGAAGTCTGGTTGTTATTTGCCAGACAATGAAGATTTGATTCGTGACATGGAGGCGATGACGTTTGAGGAGCATTCGGACGGTCGTTTATTTGTGTTATCGAAGAAGGATTTGCGCCGTGAGTTGGGTCGCAGTCCTGACAGTTTGGACAGTTTGAGTATGAGTTTTGACCGTGAGGGTTTTGCTCGGATGTTGCGTATGGGTGATCGTTTTGACGGTTTAGCCCGTCCGCCTATTGGTTCGTGTGGCTGGATGGGGGCTTAGAAAGCCGACGCGTACGAGGGCTTAGAAAGCCGACGCGTACGTAGTAGAACTGCGAAGAGGCGCCGGGCGTGTACTAGAGCTGCAAGAGCCGGCTCGTACGTAGTAGGGCTGCCGTGTGGCTCCGGGCGTAGTGGGTTTATTGTACCACATTTATTCAGCTGGTTCAAGGTCGCGCAACGGGTCAGTGGATTCTGCTTGTTTTGTTTCGATTTCTCCCCAGAAGATATTTTTCCTTGCTTGCAGCAGCTGTTCTTTTTCGGCTGAGATAGAGTTTTCTTTTTCCTCTTTGTAGTAGCCTTTGAGTTTGGCGAGTTTTTCGGAGTAGTCGCCGAGTGTTTTGAGCAGCACGGCGGCTTTTTCGATGGGCAGTTTATCTGTTTCGAGTGCGATTTGGATTTTTTCGGAGATGGTGTTAAGTCTGTTGACGAGGATATCTTTGGAGACTTTTGCTGCAGATGACCTGGCTTCGATTTCTTCTTGAAGGACTTCGATGACCTTGGGTTCGCAGAGCAGTTTCATTACTTCTTCTTCAGAGAACCCGGCTTTTTTTGCTGCTTTTGTTATGGAGTTTGACTTGGCGTATTCCCTGCACATTTGGATGACGTGTTCCGAGATGACGCAGTATGAGGCGTCTCTTTTTACTTTCTCGAAGTTGGATTTTCTTTTGTTGAATGGAACAAGTGCTTGTGTCATGTTATGATGCCATTGTGCGGGTTATTTTTTGTGCCATATTACAATAATATCATGGCTTGTTGTTTTGGGCCATTGGGGGGGATATGTCTGCGTCTATCAAGCGTTTGAACATGAATGGCGGTGCTGAGTTACAGCTTCCTGCTTATTCTGATGCTTTGATTTTGGTTGCGAACACGGCCAAGAGCTATACGGTTCCGGCGAACATTACTTCGATTTGTTTTGTTCGTGGTGAGATTGGGACTTATGCTTTGTGGGCCAACTTCACTGGTGCGACTGCGGTTATTCCTGCTGGTGATGTTGTGGGTGGTGTGAACTCTATGGCTCTTATTGACGGGGTTCACTATCAGGTTGTTCCGGGCCAGGTTATCAGCATCATTTGTGGTCAGAATAACGTAGTTTCTCTTCAGGGATACGGACTGACTTTGATATGAGTTTTGTGTGTGTTGATGAGAGGCGGCCAGTGCGATGAGTGAGAAGAAGTGGTCGGAGTATACTGAGGGAAGGCGGCCAGTATCATGAGTGAGAAGAAGTGGTCGGAGTATACTAAGGGGAGGCGGCCAGTATCATGAGCGAGAAGAAGTGGTCGGAGTATACTGAGTCGGAGTTTCTACAGAAAACCCGTGATCGTCTTCATTCCTCTTTGACATACGACATTGATTCTCGTTACAAGTCGATTGAGGATCGTCGTTTTTATTCTGGCGAGCAGTGGGACGAGTCGGCAAGGAACATGCGTGAGGCCCAGGGTCGTCCATGTCTTACGATTAACAGTATGCGTAAGATGGTTGAGATGATCGTTGGAGATTACAACCAGAGCCGCATTCAGTTCAAGGTTATCCCGGTTGACGATGAGTCCAAGAGGGGTGCGGAGCTTTTGAACAAGGTCTGCATTGACATTCAAAACAAGTCTAATGCGAGCTATGCTTATGACTGGGCGTTTCGGATGGCTGTTGCTTGTGGCCGTGGTTTTTGGCGTGTTACTCCTGAGTATGATTCGGATGACAGTTTTGACATGTCTCCCCGTGTTAAGCGGATTGTTGATCCTTTGATGGTTTCGATTGATCCTTATTGCAAGGAGGCAGATTTTTCTGACATGCAGTATGGGTTTGTGATTGAGTCGATGAGTCATCAAGATTTCAAGGATGAGTTTCCAGACAAGAGTCCTGAGCTTGCGGGGCCATTTTTCACGCCTTCACTTGGCACAAAGGCATATAACCTTTACTTCTCAAAAACGGACAGGGCTTGTTATGTGGCAGAGTATTTTTGGACTGAGCGCCACAGGGACACCCTTTACGAGGTTGAGATTGGCGATGAGGTGTCAGATGCTTTGGGTGAGCCGCCACAGGTAATTACTGTTTTTTCCTCTGAGTACAACCGCCTTAAGAAGGACGGTTTGATTTTGCGTGTTATTCGCAAGAGGGAGACAAAGAGGAAGGTGGTTATGTGGTCAAAGGTTTCTCAGGGTCAGATTCTTGAGGAGCCAAGAGAGTTTCCATGTGACTATATTCCTATTGTTTTTTGCCCTGGTGCTGAGGACATTACGGATGGTTCCAAGGACTATGTTTCTTTGGTGAGGGATAGCAAGGATTCTGCGAGGGCTTACAACTACGCTCGTTCTGCGAGTGTTGAGAACATTGCTCTTACTCCGAAGGTTCCTTATCTGGTTACTCCTGAGATGATCCGTGGTCATGAGGTGGACTGGAACAGTCACAATGTGGCCCCGAAGCCATATTTGATGTACAACCCGGATCCGATGGCCCCTAATGGCATTCCTCAGAAAGTCAGTCCCCCAGATGTTCAGGCTGCTTTGACTACAGAGGCAAATCTGAGCATGCAGGAGATGAAGGTTACTACGGGCATTTATGATGCTGCGATGGGTCAGGTTACGAACGAGGTTTCTGCGAGGGCGATTCAGGCCCGTGAGAGTGGTTCCATCAAGTCAAACTTTGCGTTCTTCCGATCTTTGGAGCGAGCGATTGTTTTCACTGGCAGAATTTTTGTGAGCATGATTCAGAAGCTATCTTTTGATGGTCGTAAGATTCTTGTTCAGAGTGATTTATCTGGCGAGCAGGAGATGATTGAGCTGTCGGGAATTGACGATGGGTCTTTTAATGTGACGATTGACACAAGTCCAGAATATGAGACTCAGAGGAAAGAGGTTCTTGCGAGCCTTTCGGCTTATGTTCACCAGTCACCGAGGCTTGCTGAGGCTTTGTCTGATATTGTTGCTGAGGCTTCAGACTGGCCTGATAGTGACAAGATTGCCGAGAGGATCAGAAAGACTTTGCCGCCTAACCTTCTCTCTGTTGAAGAGGCGAGCAAGCGGGCCTTTGACGATGCTCAGATTGAGCGTGCTGTTTTGATTGCAAGGCAGCAGGTTCTTCAGGATTCTGGCCAGCCCCAGGATCCGAAGGCCGAGGCCGACATGATGAAGCAGCAGATTGAGATTCAGAAGGCTCAGATTGATTTGCAGAAGGCCCAGGCGGATCTTGAGATTCAGCGTTTGAAGGTTGTTGAGCAGGCTGAGAAGACGAAAGAGCAGTCTACAATCACAGACCAGGAGGCGCAGGGTCATGGTTTTAACAGCAAAGAGTTTGAGCGTAAGATGACGCAGAAGTTAGCTAAGATGTTGAGATCTGGCCGTCCACAAGAAAACGAAGTGTTAGCAGTGGACGAGATAGAAATGGAGTAGTATAATGACTGATACGGACAATCAGGTAAATCCGGTTATTGATGACATTGTGGATTCATCAACCACAGAAGAAGAGACAACTGAAGAGGTAGAAGAGACCGAGGAAATTGAGGATCAGGACGAAGAATCTGAGGAATCTGAAGAACATGAGTCAGATGAACCAGAAGAGGAAGAGTCTGAAGACAATGCTACGGCTGAGTCTGAGAAGACGAACACCCAGAAGCGTTTTGACAAGATTACCGCCGAGAAGAAAGAGGCCGAGCGGCTTTTGACCGAAAGGACAAATCAGCTTCAATCCTTCCTCTCGGAAGCACACAGGAATGTTCCGGTGCCGGTTAGGGAAAACTACAGTTCGGATGCCTCTTATGAGGGAGCAGTCCTTAATTACAAGATGAGTCTTGCAAAAAAGGAAGATGCTGGAAGAAGCGCCCAGGAGTTTGTGAAGCAAACTTTGGCAGACAGGTTTGGGAGTATCGTTAAAGAGGACAGGAATGCTCTTGTCCACTTGAAGGGTATGCCAGCGGAATTTTATGAGCTTCTGGCCATGTCAAGCAATCCCGTTGAGATTGCGGCGGCCATGAGGGATCATTCAACCCGCGAGCGTATTTTGAACCTGCCTCCACATCTTTTGGGATCTGCGATCTCACAACTTGATCGGGCTTCTGTTCCGACAGGCAAAGAGCCTGCTGGCAAGAAGCCAAAAAAGAGTGTCAAGCCGGGTGGCAAGACATACAAACCGATTAAAGAGTCATCTACTGGAAAAACTTCTCAGTCCTTTTCCAAGACAAAGGTACCAACTGGCCGTGAGTTTTTAGCAAGCCGTGGGTACAAGAAGCGATAGCGGATTGAGAAGATAGATTAAAGGAGCTTAATTATGGCTAATACCTTTTTGGACGTAACACTTCCCGCTGCGATTGAGCGGATGGCTGCCAGGGTCAACGCCCGTTGTGTTCTGGCAAAAAAGGCATTTATTGATTATTCGGAAGATTTCAAGAAGTATGGTGATACCATTCAGACTGAGCTTCCAAACTATTTCACTGCTACAAACTTTTCTGGAACTACCACCACTTCTGATTATCACAATCAGAGTGTAAACATCCAGATGAACCAGCTTCCAGACATTACGTTTGAGATCACTGCCAAGCGCAAGACCTTGAACCTGGAAGATTTTGACAAGCAAGTGACAATGCCAATGGTTGATGGAATTGTTTCCTACATTGAGCGTGTTGGATACAATCAGATTTACAAAGAAGTCTGGAACACCACTGGAACTGCAGGCACACCTCCAAGCAAGTATGCTGATCTGATCAATGCGAAGACCTTTCTGGACAAGTTTGATGCTTCCCAGATGAACCGGTTTTTCATGCTTGATCCTTTGGCTTATAACGCTTTGGTTTCCAACCAGACAAGCGGCCTTGGAATGCTGAATGTTTTCAATGAAAACGTAAGCAAGGAGCTGTTTGACGGGTATCTTGGTGAAAAGGGCGGCATGGAGCTTTATCAAAGCAACTACGTTCCGATTCACACAGCAGGCAACGTAACAACCACTGACACAATTCAGGTAAACGTAAACTCTTCTGATGACGATACTTCGATTTCTTTGAAGGGTTTTGACGCATCCACTGGAAGCCTGAAGGCTGGTGACGTGTTTACGATTGCCGGGGTTTATTCTATGAACCCTCTTACTCGTTTGAACACTGGTGTTTTGCAGCGTTTTGTTGTGACATCTGATGTTACTGCAAACAGCGCCGGTGTTTTAAGTGCAAGCATTGAGCCACGCATTGTAAGCCCTGCAAGCACTTCGGCTTACCAGCAATATATTTCTGTTTCCTCTCTGCCTCTTCAGAACGCAGCGGTTACAGTTTTGACTGCTGGTGCTGCTGATGCTCAGACAAGCCACCAGAACATGCTGGTTGGGAACAATGCGGTTGCTTTGGTTACTCGCCCTCTGGCTTTGCCTGAAGGTGGAGTAAAGTCCTATCTGACCACCTACAGCGAAGAGACTCCGATTCAGTTCCGTGTGACTCTTGGCTATGACATGAGTACCAAGAAGGAGATCATGTCTGTAGATTGTCTGTTTGGATTCAAGACAATTTCGCCTTGGTTCTGCGCCAAGCTGCTTGGTTAATTTGTTTGTATCTGGCCAGCCTTCTTTATGTTGGCTGGCCTTTACTTTGAGGTGATGATGTCTGAAAAACTAATTCTTTACCACAAGGACAAGGCTTTTTCTGGCCGTGTTGTTTTTGCTTCTGATGTTGAGCGCCTTATGTCTGAAGGCTGGGTAACAAGCCCCGCTCATTTTGCTCTTCAGGAGCAGGTTGATGAGACTCCAAAGGCTTCAAAGAAAAGAAAAAAGAAGCCAAGGGAATAGTGGTTTGTGTGTGTGGGGCAAAGAGGCCAAGGGAATAGTGGTTTGTGTGTGCGGAAGAAAAAATAATCCTTTATCACAAAACAAAGTCCCCTATGGGAAGTGTTTGCAATCAATCTGATTGTGTGCGCCTTTTTTCTTCTGGGTGGGTAACAAGCCCGGTATATTTTGATGTTCCAGACCAGGATCCGAAGAAGATTCAGCCAAAAGTTGAGAAAATTCTAAATAGACCAAGAAAGACTCATGATATCCTTCCATTAGAGGTTGCAACAAAAGAGTTTCTTGAAATAGAAGAGGTTTGATATGGCGCTTACGGCCTATGATGTTATCAGGCGAGCATTGATGAAATGCGGGGCTATTGATCCTTCTCAGCCTCTAAACTCTCAAGAAGCTTCTGATGGCCTTCAGATGCTCAATATAATGTTGTCTGAATGGTTCATGAACTCTTACATCAAACAAAAGGATGAGTTGGATTTCAGCATTACGCTTGAGACCGACAAGATTTCTTTTGGCGTCAATCCATACAATACATGCTGCAATGAGGAAGAAGCCGCCAAGCATATTTCCGATATCAATCCACTTCAGATATTGAATCTGTTTTACCGTGATGACAACGGAATCTATCTGTCCAATGAAATAGAGATGGTGAATCGCATTGATACTGAAAAGTATCGAGTAAACAGCGCATCGACAAGATGGCCCGCTATGGCGTCATACCAGTACGGCGATCTGACCGGAACAAGTTATCTTCACTTCTCCATGCTTGTGACCCCAACTCTCAACCTGAAGATGTTTTATCTTCGTCCTCATGTTGATATTGAAGAGGCTGATCTTCATTCTGCCTTGAACCTTCCTTCCCAGCATTACAATACGATTATTCTTGATCTTTCAAGCAGGCTGGCTGCGGACTATGGCGGCCAGTTAAGTGCTATTGATATGATGCAGCTTGAAAAGTCCAGAAGGGAGCTGATGAACCTGAGATCTTCTCCAATTCCTTTTGCCAGCTTTGATTCCGGGGTTTCCACGATGGGCCGCAATGCCAACAGAAACGGCGCAACGGTTCCGTTTTACACGAGGCCGTTTTAATGCCGATTGTTGAGATTCCTTTTAACGGTGGAGATGCTGTTGCCAGGGCGCAGTTTTCAAACTTCCAGAACCGGATAAACCTTTATCCTGAGATTGAAACTGCTGGAGCCCGTAGCCGGGTTGTCATGTATGGAACCCCAGGGCTTGAGCTTCTTGTCCGTCTTGAGATCGGTCAGGATGTTCGGGGAATGTGCTTTGGGAGTGATGGCAACATTTATGCTGTTTGCGGGACATCGGTTTACAAGGTTGTTCCGTCTACTGGTGTTGTCACCAATCTTGGAACTGTTCCTGCTGGATCTTATGTTCAGATGGCAACAAACCTTACGCAGGTTATTATTGTTGGTGGTTTTACTGCATCCTGGTATGTGATAACGCTTTCAACTGGTGTTTTGTCTGTCGTTACGGGTGGGGGATATCCAAGCCCTGAAACGGTTTCCTTTCTTGATGGTTACTTTATTTTGAACAACAAGGGAACTGGGCAGTTCTTCATCACCGGCATTAACGATGCAACGAGCTTTGATATTCTTGATTTTGCTACGGCTGAGTCAAACCCTGACAGCATTTTGAATGCCTTTGTGGATCATCGTGAACTTTGGTTGTTTGGCGGCCTGAGTGTTGAGGTTTGGTACAACTCGGCATCATCGACAGGCTTTCCGTTTGAGAGGCGTTTGGACGCCATTCTTGAGGTTGGTTGTGCTGCGAAGTATTCAGTAACAAAGATTGATAACACCGTCTATTGGCTTTCAAATCAGTTTACGGTTGTTAGGGCGAACGGATATTCCCCTGAGATCATAAGCACTACTGCGTTGAGCAATGAGATATCGGGATATTCTGTGAAGGAAGACGCGATAGCTTATGGCTATTATGAGCGTGGCCATGCGTTTTATGTTCTGACGTTTCCCTCTGAGGACAAGACGTGGGTATTTGATGCATCGACGGGTGAGTGGCACAAGAGGGAGTCTGTTGGGATGGGCCGCCACCTTTCAAGCTGTCTGGCTTTTGACGGGAAGACCAACTACATTGGCTCCATAAATGATGGTGCGATATACAAAATGTCTGAGGCTTATGGATCTGAGGATGGTCGCAAGATAAATCGCGAGATGACAACTCCATACATCCATGATCGTGAGATCCGTTTGAAGATGAAAAGCCTTCGCCTTGTGATGCAGGTCGGGGTTGGTGACAACGGTTCTGATCCAGAAGACAATGATCCGAAGTTCAGCCTTTCCTATTCTGACGATGGCGGCAACAACTGGTCATATCCTCAAACTGTTTCTCTTGGAAAGATTGGTGAGTTCAGCACAGAGGTTGAGTTCAGAAGGCTTGGCCTTTTCCGTTTTCGTCTGTTTAAGGTTCAAGCAAATACGTCACGCCCTGTTGTTTTTATTAAGGCGATTGCAGATATCAGTCCAACAGAATTGGGGACATAATGACGACATCAAGCGTAAAGCCTGTCCAAAAGCCACCACCACCGCCCTCTAAGTTCATTGACGCAAGGGGTTATGTTACTCGTGAGTGGCTTACTTTTTTGTCACAGCTTCAGGTTGTTTCCAATGCTTCTCTTGCTTCAACAGACCTTGGAACAAGGTCAATGTTGGACGGGATTGCCGTTCAGCTTCTTTCTCGGCTTGAAAGCTTAGACCAAAGGATTTCGGCTCTTGAGATTCAGGGGAAAACGCCACCGGTTTCTGACAAAAAAAAGAAGCCTGGCGATTTGGGGTCTGTGACTAACAACATTACAATTAAAAGCGAAAAGCAGGATTTAATTGTTGGGGCGATTGTCAACCAGTTCTATGATAAACTGAATAAAAGAATTTCTGACCTTGAAACACAAATGTCTACTTAGGGGTGAAGCATGGCGGTACAAGCCAAACGCCTGTATGGGCCAGACCAGCTTGGAAATACGGTAAGCACTCTTTATACTTCTCCTGCTGGCACAAAAACAAGCATCACAACCTGTGTTGCGACAAACGCCGGAAGTGGTGTTATTACCTACACGGTTCATCTTGTTCCGTCTGGGGATACTGCCACAACATCGAACATGATTGTTGATGCGTCTTCTCTTTCTGAGGGTGAGAATGAGATTGTTGGCGCTTTGATTGGCCAGGTTCTTGAGGCTGGCGATAGTATTCAGGCTCTGGCCTCTTCTGCTGCCAGTATCAATGTTTTGATTTCAGGAAACACTATCACATGATAATTCGCCAGTACACAAAAGAAGATATTGATGGAGTTGTTTCTGTATCTAAAGAGTTTGCAGAAATCTCAACCATGTCAAAAATTCCTTTTGTTGAAGAAGATACAAAGGAATTTATGCTTGCTGCCATTGATAATGAAAACTTTTTTCAAAATGTTCTTTTGTGTCCAAAGGGCAATGTTGTTGGTGTTTGCGCTTTTTATCTTTCACCGCCACCGTTTAATCATTCTGTGTTGCTTGCTGCTGAGGCGTGGTGGTATGTCACTCCAAGGTATCGCAGTGGGATTTGGGCTATCAAGCTCTTGAAAAAAACCATTGAAGATTGTGTATCTAAAAATGTTTTTGAGGTTACATTGACACTTGAAGAGCATTTAGACAAAAGAATGCATTCTCTTTATGAGCGTCTTGGCTTTAAGAAAAAAGAGTCAACATATTTTATGGAGCGTGAGTAATGGGCGTTGCAACTGCTATTGGTGCCGGTCTTGGTATTATTGGCGCAAGATCCGCAAAAAAATCAGCACAGGCCCAGGCACAAGCCGTTGGTGCTGCTGGCGCTCAAGCTGCGGGGGCAACTGAGTATGCCGCTGACCTTCAATACAAGGCAAGCCAAGAGGCTTTGGCGCTTTCGCGTGAACAATACGAAAACGACATGAGAATGCTTATGCCATACCTTCAGGGTGGGGCGGAGTCTTATGGTCGCGCTCAGGCTCTTCTTGCCGCAGGGCCTCCCGTTGTGACGTATGAAGGATTTGCTTCCTACACACCAACAGGGGGGGTTTATGTAGCGCCATCTCAAATGACTGTTGATGAGTTTACTGCGAGTCCTGCACCTGAAAATACTGCTGCGAGGATTGCTGAGCTTCAGGGTCAGATTGCACAGGCCCAGTCACAGATACAGGCAAACCAGACTCTTGCACAACAACAATACTTTGCAGGTGGTCAATATCTTCCTCATCAGTCTTTTTTAGAAAGAATAGCATCACAGGTCCAGGCTATGTCACAGCCGCAATACCAGGACATTGCCAGCGCAACATCCGAGCTTGAGTCCCTTCAGGCACAAGAGGCCCAGAGGGTTGCAAAAGAGCAGGAAGCATACGAACAAAGCAGAAGGCTTGCAGAGTCATACAATCGAGGACTTGCAGCGATTGGTGGGCCACAGGCTGTTGAATATACTCAATCCCCCGGCTATCAATTCCGGCTTGACGAGGGCATGAAGGCTATTGAGCGCGGAGCTGCTGCGCGAGGAAGGGTTGATTCCGGTGAAACTATGAAGGCTCTTCAGCAATATGGCCAAGGTCTTGCGGCGCAGGACTACGAGGCTTTTGAGCAAAAACAGAAGGCTGACTACTACAACTATCTTGCTGCTTTGTCTGGTCAATCTGGTCAATCTGCCGCAGGTCAGGCTGCTGGCCTTGGAGCTTCCTCTGCTGCTGGTGCGGCAGACATTATTGGAAGTGGTGCCAAGGCTCTTGGCCAGGGCTATGCTACTGCTGGTCAGCAAAGAGCATCGGCCTTTGCAGATCAGGCCAAAGCTCAATTGGAGGCCAGTCAACAATATCAACAAAGCCTTTTGGGTGGCATTGGTAGTATTGTTGGATATGGGGATAAGAAAGGCTGGTTTGGTGGTGGAAAGAAATCCTAATTTTTTTATTCAAGGCATGTCAGACATTGCTCGTGGCAGGGATCTTGCAGCTCAGGAGAT